ATCACTCCAAACTTGACAACTGCCATTAGTATAGGCACCATGAGCAAGTTTAAACCTTCTGGTGCTCATAGGTTGTGGGTCCTGCCACCAACTTCTTAATTTAGTAGGCTGTTCAGTATTATATGTAAGTATAGGTTCTAAGGAATTTTGTATAATAACATCTAAGTCAAAGAATATAAAACGACCTGTAGGTTTATCTTCTGCAAAATTGTGGGTATTAAAAACAAAAGTTTTAGGCCTATCCCAACACCTAGCCATACCATATTTAAAGTCGTCTTTTTGAAACCAGTATTTAGGATGTATGTCTGGTATATCAGGAAATGGAATAACTTTTATATCATCATCAAGGCCTTCAGGTTTATCTGTATAACAATAAAAATGAAAATCATAATGGTCCGGAGTATTCCTTTTTGCCATATTTTTTAAACGATTAACAAAGTGTGGGCCATACTTATCGCCCCACTTAGAACATATTGCATTAACACGCATTATCACAATCTCCACATTTTGCTTTACATATCGGTAAAGGGTTTCTACGTAAATGTTCACTTATGTTTTGAACATCACTATTATATATTACTTCATGCACAGTGATTTTTGAAGCATCACTATACTGCCAATTATAAGGATAGTCTAAAGGATGGTATGGAAATAATTTATTTTCCCAAACATCTCTTCCTATATAGGAACATGGAAATAAATTACTCTTACTGTTTATATAAAAATACCCGCTTTTTCTAGCATCACACCATACAGGGTCTTTATCCTTTATCTTTTTTCTTATATTTCTTAATTCAATTCCTTTTTTAAATTCTTTTAATGTATCTAAATTAACAGGAACATTTTTATCTGTTTGAATTTGTTCCTCAAGTTTTTCTATCTTCGTCTGTTCTTCTTGTTTTACAACTTCTATTGTATCAACATAATCTAATTTAACACCCTCTTGGAATGTTTGTAAACGCACAGAGCAATTTTGTTCTTGGAAGTAGTTACAAATACGTTCTAAATCTTCTACATGAATAGGGTCTGTTATCTCACAAACAAACGTAACCCAGTTCACTGGATATTTATCAAAGATAGTTTTAATACTATTGAGGTTATGTTCATAGCCATCTACAAATATATCATTAAATTCATTATTAGTATCATTTCTTTTTGTTGATAATTGTATCATTGCACCATCTGGCTTTTCATCATATAGACCTTTATAAAGGTCACTATACTCTTCGCCATAACTTTGAAAGTATTTAAATAACGTATTGTCATCTGTGGAACCTTTTTGATTAAGGACACGTAATAATTCCTCTCGTGGCATAATGTTATACAACATACGAAATACTTCTTCATATTCCTCATCATAAAATAATTCTGTAAGATGATAAAAATAATATTTTTTATAAAGTTCTGCACATTCATCATATGTTGCGTGCTGAAAAAATACTGAGGGTCCTTCAGTTTTATATCTTTCCATTAACCAGTCTTCTTTTTGTAAGGCAAACAACTCATCAAAGTTTTCACATAGTTCTTCCCCTGTAAGATTCCACATCATACTTTGGTCGCCGTGTTGTATATCCCATACTTCCGGAAAGGCTTCTTTAAAAGTTAAGTGAACAGAAACAATATCATTGTTATTATATGATTCTAATATTTGTTCATGTGCATTAAAATTTAAATACCTGTCAGTTAAACTTCTATTGTTTAACCAATCAAACTCTAACCAGTTTCTCATATGTGGAAATTGTGTATGGTTTTGTTTCCAGTCTCTACCAAATCTGGGAAACTCATCTAAATATTTTTCTGCTAATTGTGTATAATTTTCTGCATCTAATAGTTCTCTTATTTTTACTAAATCTTTTGTATTGTAATTAAAGAACTCTTTCGGTAATTTAGGTAACCACAATCTTTCAAAATCATCTTTGCCGTGCCAATGTATTAATAAGTCATAGTCCTTTTTAATCTCATGCGGTTTAAATTGTTCGCCTGCATTAGGAGTTATATCAACATTAAACAAAGCTACTTTAGCTTCCTCTCTATATAAATGAGGTCTTACATCTTTACCAAACTCTTGTCCCCTATTATAACTGTAATACCATTCCTTAGGTAGGAAGTTCCAAAAGTTTTTGCCTACTACCATGTCCTCTCTATAATAATGATAGTTGTCGCTACCTTTAAAGAAAGTTTTGAATACGGTGTCTTGGTGTTTTATTACATCATCATATATTTTTTCACATTGATTGCCGTTCCATAACATAATACTAGAGTTATATAATGAACCTCGCATATCAGTAAACCGTCTGTTCTTTAACACAGACGGGTCTTCCCAATTAGAGTATAACATTGTGGGTTGTTCTGTGGCTATATCAAAAAACTCATCTATATTATTTTGTATAATAATATCTAAGTCCATATAACAAAATGGTCCTTTTGTTTTTAGCCAATGGTGGGAATTGAATATAAGAAACTTGGGTCTATCCCAACAATAGTTTTCCTTACCAAACCAATAGTCAGGATGCAAGGGTTTGACGTGAGGTATATTCCTTGTTATAATATGTTTATCTAATCCACTTACATCATCAGTATAACAAATAAACTTAAAACGCTTACTGTATTTACGACTGACCATGCCGTATAAATTATTTACATAATCTGGGCTATATCTATTTCCCCACTTTATGCAAAGAAAGTGCATCATAATATTTTACATCTGCTCCTGGAAATTGTTCTTGTCCATTTAATAACGCTACTGTATATTCTGGTCTATATTTAAAACTTTGATTGTCTTCTTTAGTTGCACCATATACATAGGAATAGATAAGTTGTTCTGGGAAATGTTTGAAATCACACTCATGCCAAAAGAATCTATCATCGCCACCTACATATTTTGTCATATAGTAGTCTTCATCTTTTAAAAATTTTTCTACAATATTTATAGCAGATCTACCTGTCCAGGATAGAACACTGGAGTTATAATTACCCAAGTAATTTAATTTAATATCTTGATTGTAAACTCTTTCGGTAGGAAAATTTTTATCTTTCCAATGAGTATAAACTATTGTATTACTATTATAACTCGATTTCCATAAGATGTCAATACTTTTTTGTATGTTTATATCCAAATCAAAATACAAAACATGGCCCAAATCTGTTTGCTGTAACATAAGAACTTTATTCCAATGCCCATACTCGGGGTCTAGCGGTCTTGTTTCTATAGCAGGGTCTATATCAGTAGGGTCATCTGTTAAACAGACATAATTATACTTGCCATTTGTTTTTTCATAAATATCATTAACAGAGTCAGCACTAAACTTATTGCCGTATTTGATTGTTAATATAGTTTGCATATCTTATAAATATTGTTATGGCAACAATACAAAACATCGTTATCGACCAGGGGACCACATTTAGTTTAGAGCTAACTCTAACAAATGATGATGGGTCCGCAACCGATTTAACGGATTATACTGTTTCCTCTCAGATGAGAAAAAGTCATTACTCTACTACTTATACAAGTTTTACTACAAATAAAGTTAATTTAACAGGAGTTATTACCATTTCATTAACAGCTACACAGACATCAGAACTAAAAGCTGGAAGGTATGTGTATGATATTGAAATTACATCATCAGAAGAAACTGTTAGAGTATTAGAGGGTATTGTTACTGTAACTCCGGAGGTAACCAAATAATGGCAATCAAAGTAAGTGCTACAAGAGGCGCAACTAAAGTATCAGTTAATACAGTAAACACTGGCTCGCAAAGAGTAACAAGTGCTTCATTACAACAATTATCAAATGTAGATACAACAGGAGGCTTAGAGGATGGATACACTCTAGTTTATGATGAAGACACAGGAAAATGGGTAGCACAAGAGCTCAGTTCTTCTGTTCAATTAGATGTTTTAGATGGCGGAACCTACTAAAATAAAAAGTAGGATTTGTATAAATAAAATGGTATAAAACATATAATCAACAACTTTTACATTATAAAAGACAAAGCCCATAAGGGTAAATTTTAATCCAAGGAGAAAATTAATGGCAACAGTAATTCAAATTAAGAGAAGTGTCAATGATACTGCTCCATCAACATCGGATTTAAGTGAAGGAGAATTAGCCTATAGCCAAGATAAATCAGGCGATGGTGCTAATGCGATACTTTACATTGAATCAGTTGATTCTAGTAACGCTCAAGTTATTCAGAAAATTGGTGGTAAATATTATACAGACATTATCGATGGCGCTACGGATTCTAACACTGCTTCCAAACTAGTTAAAAGAGATGGTAGTGGAAACTTTAGTGCAGGCACAATCACAGCAGCCTTAACAGGTAACGTAACAGGAACAGTTTCAGACGTTTCTAACCATGACACAGATGATATTTCAGAAGGTTCAAGTAATCTTTATTTTACAGATGCAAGAGCTAGAGGTGCTATTAGTGCTTCTGGTGATATTTCATATGACAGTTCAACTGGTGTTATTAGTTTTACTAATGATGCTGGAGACATTGAAAGTGTTGTTGCCGGTTCTGGTTTAACAGGTGGCGGAACAACAGGTGATGTTACACTAAACATTGGCGCAGGAACAGGTATTACTGTAGCTGCCGATACAGTTGGTTTAACAGACACAGGTGTTACAGCTGATTCATACGGTTCAACAACAGCAATTCCAGTCCTTACAGTTAATGCACAGGGACAAATTACAGCTGCAACAACAGCAGCCATTGCTACTTCATTCACACTTTCAGATGGTTCTAACACAGATACATTTAGTGGCGGTGAAACATTAACATTCAGTGGTGTATCAAACGAAACAGACATCACAGTATCTGACAATGAAGTAACAGTAGGTTTGGTTACTAACCCAACAATTGGTGGTAACTTAACAGTTTCAGGTAACATGACAGTTGCAGGAACAACAACTTCTGTTAATTCAACAAACTTAGAAGTTAATGACCCACTATTTAAAATGGGTGCGAACAACGATTCATCAGACGCAATTGACTTAGGTTTTTATGGTTTGTATGATACATCAGGTTCACAAGACTTATTTGCAGGTTTGTTCAGAGATGCAAACGACGGTAAATGGAAACTGTTTAAAGATTCACAATCCGAACCAACAACAACTGTTGACACTACAGCAACAGGATATAGTGTTGCTACTTTAGTTGCCAACCTCGAAGGCGATGTTACTGGTTCATTAACAGGCGGAACTGTTAGCGGACTAAGTGCAGCAATCGGTGTTGCAGACGGTGGAACAGGTGCAGGAACATTTACATCAAATGGTATTGTATTCGGTAACGGAACAGGCGCATTACAAGTAACAGCAGCCGGAACAGATGGTCAAGTTCTAATTTCCAATAGTGGAACACCAGAATTTACATCATCATTAGACGGCGGTTCTTACTAGGTCTTACTAAATTTGGGGGTCTTTCAATCAGGCCCCCTTTTACAGGATAATTAAATTATGGAATATAAAAGTGAAGGGGCAAAAAAGCCGGCAGGGAATAAAGTCCTTGACCATTATTTAAACTCATTGGCTGGTAAAGTTAATGAATTAAATTTAAATAAAATATTTTTAGAGTCTCAACTGGCAATGAAGAACGAGGAAATACAAGAATTAACCGTTCAATTACAAAATGTGCCAGAAGTAAAAGACGACGAAGAAGATGATGAGAAATTTATTTCTATGAAAAAAGACTTATCTGATGCAAAGAAAAAAATAGCTCAGTTAAGTCAAGAATTAAAAAGTTCTG